CTTCTTCATTCGCATCTAGGCACATAAGAATGCCTTCTCCATGCTGAGAGACGACCTCAACTAATCCTCCTGTGATACGGTTTTGATAGAGCATGACTACCTTTAATTACTGATATAGCCTACCAAAGTAAATACTTACAAGCAATAAAAAAGCGGGTCGTAGTGACCCGCTGTATGAAAGAGGTAACAAGAAATCAGCTGTCGCTGCCGCCCACTTGAGAGGCGAAGTCCAGGCTGCCAACAATGTCCATGAAGGTGGTAGCAGCTGCAGGACGCAGGTAGTTGACGCGGCAGATGATGTAAGCGGCCTTGCCAGCGTCCTTGTCAGCAGAGCTGATGAAGACACCGTCGCCGTCCACGGAGGTGGAGGTCACAGCGTTGACGTTGTACACCTTGAAGGTGGTGTCAGCGGTGACGCGATACATCATGGCGTCTGCAGCGTCCTGGTCATCGATACCGGCGGTGGTAACGGAGGTCCAGAAGGGTGCTTCTGCCACGGAAACGTCGGATTCACCCTGGGCGATGGTGCCTGAGGAGAATGCGGTGGTGATGGCGGTAGCAGCAGCCAGACCGTTGGCCTGGGTAGCGGGGACGCCATAGGGAGAACCGCTGTTGTCGGGACCGAACAGCAGGATCTCGGTGTTGGTGCCGTCGATATCTGCAGTCAGAGGAGTAGCAGGATAAGAAGGCTCACCAGCGGAGGGGATGTCCTGGCCGATGCAGATTGAAGCGCTGTAGATGTAAGCGGGACGATCAGCATCAGCTTGGACGACCAGGGAGGTGCGGTCATCGCGCACACGGTCGCTGGAGCGACGGTCGGGAGAAGGAACCGTCAGGTCGAAGCTCTTGTTGTCGGCCTTGTCAGCGGACAGGTTGGTCACTTTGACATAACCAACCATTTCGTAGAGCTCGAAGCCAGGCCAGCCAAAAACACCTTCGGTGTTATAGGAGGACAGGCGGTTGATTTGATTACCGGGCTGCAGAATCGCGCCCTTTTCAGCAGTGTAAGATGCCATTAGTTACGTACCTCCTTTATCACTCAGTAATGGTGAAGGCGGTGGTCACGAAGTCCTTATTCAGGTTCGCGAAACCGGCGTACAGCTGCCAAATCAGGATGATGAAGCGGCTGAAGTCGTCGTTGTTGTTGATCAGGACCTGAGCGTTCGGGCCGCCGATACCAACACCAACTGCCTGAGGACCGAAGAACAGGCCAGCAGGAGTGGTACGACCAGCAACCGCGCCGGAACCATCGCCAATGTCAACAGTTGCAGTCTTGCTGGGGAAGTTAGTGGACTCGAAGAAGCGCACACCCTCGAACACGAAGCCGGAAGGCATGACGGGCTCACCAGCCACGAACTGAGCCTGGCCATATTGACCACCCTGATACAGAGCAGCGTTAGGAGCGGTCATACCCATCAGAGGGTTGGGGGCGCCCATGCCAGGATAACGAGCCACTTCGCGGAAGCCCTGGTCAGCACGCAGGTCCTTCATGAAGGAAGGATCAGCAATACAACGGTAGTAACCGTCTTGGAACACAGGGACGTTGCGCTTACGCAGGCTCTTGACAACGTTCAGGAGGTCAGTCTTGACGTTGAACTTGAAGCGCTCTGAGGCGTACTCAGTCGCGGTGTAGGCACCAACGGTGACACCAGTCTTGGTGTGGTCGTTGGGATAGTAGTAGCCGCCTTGGGTGTCGCCGGACTGGCCACGAGACTCAGCCTTGAACAGCTCGTCCAGGAACACACGATCGCGCCAACGACGGTAGTCGTCGAGCAGGGTCAGCGAACCGATGGACTGGTGGAACATGTTGAGGTTCCCGGTGTCCAGCAGAAGACGCTGAGCGGTCATCAGGGTCTCGCGAGCAATCTTGAAGGTGCTCGGGAGATTGGTGTTGTTCGGATCTGCAGGGCCGGTGTACTCACGCAGAGACACAAGCACCTTGTCCTTGACGATCGAACGGCTGTTGGCAGTACCGATCGTTTGGTCTTGGGTACGCTCGCGGCTGGTCTTCGTACCGGGGTTACCGAAGAAACGGTAACGATCCAGCTGCACGGTTTGACCAGGCTGCTTTGTGAAGTCGTGGACTACGACGGGCTCGCAAGCCATCTCCACGACATAAGCCGGGTGGGGGCGGTACAGTTCCGCACCCAACAGCTTGGGAAAGTCGTTATCGATGAACATAGTAATTTCTCAGCTAAATTTTAAGCGCTGATACTTGAGGACAAAAATCCTCTGAATATGGAAATTTTCATTCCATTACAAAAAATTATAGCAACGCTTTATCAACTTGGTTATTTAAGTCTCAGGATTTACGAACTGTCCGTAGCCCAGGTTGTACCCACCGATCATGTTGCCGGGTGAATAAGGACCTGAGTTCACGACACCCATAGGACGCATTGGGTTCAGCAGTCCGTCAGGGGGCTGAAGAGCAGGAGCGGCAGCA